GCCGGAATCTCCTCTTTCGCCGCGAGGACATCCCTTCGGAGGACTTCGCGAAGACCGCCAACTCGGCGCTGCCTATGGCTGGGATCACGAGTGGCGAGCGGCTGACAAGCTCGCGCAGATCAAGCGCAAGCTGATTATCGACGGCACCGCCGCGATCCAGTGCTACTTCGATCCGACCGTGGGCAAGGAGCTCGGCGAGATGCCTGTCAAGGACGGGCAGGCGGTTTACGACGGCGAGAAGGCGCGGGCGTACATGGCCGAGGAGGCGGTCGAAGGCCGCCGGCCGCAGCTCCGGGCGATTCGCGAGGGCCGGATCTGTTGGCATCCACGCTCCGTCTTCGCGTTGCTCGTGCCGCCGAGCGTAGAGGACGAGGAGCTCTTTCCGTGGGAAGCGATCGTCGAAGCCGTTTCGATCGACAAGCTGATCGAACGGTACGGCGATCGCGCGAAGGGTCTGAAAGAGGAACCACTCGCCGCGCTCGAGCAACTCGGGATCAAAGACACGATCGAGGTTGGCTTCGAGAACGAGCCTGACTCCGACACCGGCTCGCCGGGGAAGCTCGATGGCTACGTCGCGAAGATCACCTACTTCGAGCGGCCGTCGACGAAGTACGCGCGCGGCCGCGTCATCACCTACGCTGGCGACAAGCTGCTCGAGGAGCCGCGGCTCGAGCTCCCCTACAAGCGCCCGAACAGTGACTACCACTCGGGCATCGTCTACTTCCACTACTGGCGGATCGAGGGCCGCTTTTGGGGGCGCGGGCTGATCGAACCCGGCAAGGGCATCCAGCGGACATACAACAAGCGGCTGCAGCAAGAGGCGATCACGATCGACCGCGGCCAGCCGTATGTCCTCGCCGACGAGCAGTCCAACATCAAGCAGACCGAAACGCCGCTCGAGGTAGTCCGGTATCAGTCTGGCGGAACCCCCGCGCCACAGGCTGTCTCCGGCGTGCCCGTCCACGAGTCGCTCTGGCGCTCGAAGGACGGACTCAAGGAGGACCTGCAAACGGCGATGGGGATTCACGCCGTTTCGACCGGGGAGGCGCCGACGCGCGAGACAACCTTCGCCGAGCTCAACCTGCGCGCCGAGAAGGATCGCGTCAAGCTCGACCCGATCTTCGAGGATTTCCAGGGCGCCGTCGCGACTCTGACCGAGCTCTCGGTCTATGACATCCGCAACTACTGGCCGCAGGACAAGCTGATGGCGATCGCCGGGGAGGAAGGCCACGCCGAGGCGATCCAGTTCCAGGCCGAGAAGCTGCCGGAGTTCTTCCTGACCGAGCTCTCGGACTCGGCGAAGCCGCGCTCGGACGCAGCCTCAATCCAGCTCGTGATGGATCTCTGGCGCGCCGACAAGGAGGAGGCAGCCGCCACAGGGCAGCCACCGAATCTCGACCTGGGCTGGCTCAAGGGCTCGCTCGAGGCGGGCAAGCCGCTCGACTTCCCGGAGTCTCAGAAGGACATTCAGACGCAGAAGGCGCGCTGGGAAAACTCGCGGATGCTCGCCGGCGACCTCCCGAAGCCGCTCGAGTACGACGACCCGGCCGTCCATATCCCGATTCACCGTGAGGCGCAGATCGAGGCGGAGATGGCCTACGACGAGGAGACCTGGCACATCTTCGAGGCGCACATCGCCGAGACCATGCAGCTCGCCGACCTGCTCGCTACGCTCGCCGCGAAAGAGGAGGCGGAGTCTCAGGCCAACCTCGAGGATGCGGTCGGCCAGCAGGAGGCGCAGGCCGGTGAGCAGGCCGCCGAATCAGAGCACGCGCGCCAGCTCGAGCTTCAAGACCAGCAACAGAAGGCAAAGGCAAAGGAGAAAAAGCCATGATCGAGGACATCGTTCCGGTATCCGATGAGATCGCGTTGAGCGTAGGCCGGGGGAGAGTCCTCGAGGACGACGTTCCGATCCGCGGCCACGTTCTCGTCGAACTATTCGGCCCTGACGGCGAGCTCAAGGAAACCCGCGAGGTTGACAACCTCGTCGTCACCGCCGGCAAGAACCACATCGCCGACCGGCTCTCCACGTCACCCGGCGGGGCCGCGATGGGCTGGATGGAGATCGGCACGAGCTCGACCGCGCCGGCCGCCGGCGACACGACGCTCGGCGCAGCGATCGACCGCAACGCGCTCACGTCCGCGATCGACGCCGGCAACGTCATCACCTACGTTGGCGATTGGGCCGCAGGCGACGGGACCAACTCGGCGCTCCGAGAAGCGGGGATCTTCAACGCGGCCTCGGCCGGCACGATGCTCGCCCGCGCGGTCTACACGCTGATCGACAAGGGCGCGCTCGACACGCTCAAGATCACCTGGACCGTCACGATCGGCTAAGCGATGACTGACGACATTCTTGTCGACAACGGTTCGCTGACCGACTACAACGTCGCGACCGACGACGACGGATCCGGCAAGCACGTCCAGATCGTCAAGCTTGCGCAATCGGCGGACGGCTCACGCACGCCGATCGTGGCGGACTCGAGCGGCTTGCAGGTCCAGGGCGGGATCGTCAACAACCATATGGCGCCGGCCTCGCAGTCGGCGAGCCTCACCGGGACAGGGCAGGCGCTTACGATCGTCCTGCAAGGCCGCGGGGCTGTCGGCTTCGAGATCTCGGGCACGTTCGTTGGCACGGTTCAGTTCGAGGCTTCTGTCGACGGCGGCACGGACTACTTCTCCGTTGGCGCGATCGACGCTTCGGACGGGTCGATCGACTCGAGCGCGACGGCGATCGGCAACTGGACGATCGGTACGTCGGGCTACTCCCACTTCCGCGTCCGCTGCTCGGCGTTTACGTCAGGCTCGATCGCCCTCGCCAGCATCGCGACCTATAGCACCCGGCTCGTCCGTATTGAGAACGAGCCTGTCTCCGTCGATGACAACGGCGGCTCGCTCACGGTCGACGATGGCGCCAGCTCGCTCACAGTTGATGCGGTCGACCTCGACATCCGCAACCTCGACGTAGCGCAGGACGATGTTCGTGTCGGCGGGATGGCGGCGAGTGACGCCGCGGTAGCCGACAACCCCGTTACGGTCGGCGGCCGGGCCTCGTCGGCGGCTCCGACCGAAGTCTCGACAGACGGCGATGCGGTCTTTGCGTGGCTGACCAAGCGCGGGGCGATGATGAGCGCCCCGCAGCTCCATGCGGCGGTCGACGGCGCGCCTTACACCCTTCTCTCCAAGACCGTCCAGACGACGACGACGCAGACCGGCTCGGACGTTCTCACCGTCACGTCCGGCAAGAAGCTCGTCGTCACCTGCGTTCAGATCCAGGTTGGCGGGACAGTGGCCGGCGCGGTCCAGGTTTGGTTCGGGGCGAACGCTGACACGACCTACTCACGGGGAACGGACAAGGCCATCTTCGACGGCGAGTTTGCCCCCTCGGCGACTCTCAAGCCCGGCGTGGTTCTCTCGCCCGCGGTCCCCTTCATCGGAGCCGTGGACGAGGAGATCCACCTGACGACCTCTGCGGCGATCAACCCGCTCACGATCACCGTTTGGTACTACGAAATCTAGGAGGGAGTCATGGCTCAGTATCTCGTCATCTACCCGCGCGGAGGGGATGTTCCGCCGCTCGGCCTCGTCACCGCGCTAGACGTTTTTCGCGTCGATGCCATCAGCGAGCAAGCGGCAGTAGCGGCCGCCCTTGGAGCTTGGAGCTTGACCAACGGCACCCACTTGTGGGTAATGCCCGCGGCCGCACTCGGCCGCTATCTCGTAACGGCAACTGCCACGCCGGACTAAATGGCCTTTCCGGCCATCGAAAGTTTCCGCCCGGCCGCAGATGATGTCAACGGCGGAGCGGCCGTCAACGGTGCGACTGCCGCCAGCAGCCACGTTGTAAACCTGCCCGCAACTGTCTCGGCGGGTTCGCTGCTTTTCATCGCTGGGCGTTGCGCAGGAGCCGGCGCGATCGCCATTACCGGCGGCGGATGGACGATCGTTCAGGACTCCTCCGATGCCTCGGATGACGTGAGCTTTTGGGGCTACCGGGATACTCTCGCGGCCGGCACCGAAGGCGGCACGTCGATCACCGTCACCCACGGCGCTACGCTCAAGTTCGTCGCGGAGACAGCGAGCATCACTGGCGCTGAGAATCCCGCCACCCGAGCTCCGCAGAGCAGCACGGTCGCCGTAGCGGTTTCTCAGAACGTCGACCCCACGGCTTGCACGCCGACCGGGGGAGCCAAGGATTACCTCTGGCTTTGGGTCGGTATGTGGGACGGCGAGCAGCCTACTTCTAAGACCCCCGCGACGAACTACACAGACCGCTCCGACGCTACTAGCGGCACGGCCGGCGCGGCGACGACCAACGTCCAGATGAAGATCGGTGACCGGCAGTTGAACGCTGCCAGCGAAGATCCGGGTGCGGTAGCAACGGGGATCGCGACCCCTACTGGCTGGACAGCATGGTGTATCGCCATCCATCCCCCTGCCGCCGGCGGAGCGGCCGAGGACCCCTACCCCTACGTCGGCGCAGGCTACTACCCAACGCAGGGCTAGATGGGGGGTTTGCTCACCCTCTTTCGGCCGTCGACGGCGGCTGCCGGCACCAATTGGCAAGTGCCGATCGACGATACGCTCGCTCTCTCGGACGCGCTCTCCTTTGGGCGCGACATCCATCCAGCCGACACGCTTGCCCTCTCTGACGCGCTGAGCTTCGGCCGCGACATTCATCTGGACGAGGGTGTAGTTGCGCTCGTTGACGCGATCACGAAGTTCAACCGGGAGATCCACATTGACGAGACCGCCGTCCCGATCACCGATGACATCGTTGCCTCGCGTGGGCTCGAGCTCACGATCAACGATGCGGTTGGCCTCGCCGACAACGCGTCCACGGAGACAGGCAAGGGGATCACGATCAATGACACCCTCTCCCTCTCCGACGCGCTCACGTTCGAGCGCGGGCTCGGGATCGCGGAGACCGTCCCGCTCGTCGACGCGCTCGCCTTCGCTCGAGACATCCATCTCGCCGATCCGGTCGCTCTGGCCGACGCGCTCAACTTCGGATTCGACCTTCACATCGCCGACGTGCTCGGGCTCGCCGACAACGTGCTGGCGGAGAAAAACCCGTTCGTCGCGACGGGGCAGGAGTGGCGCCCGAATCACCCCGGCAAGCACGAGCGTTAGCCCGGCCGTCCGTCCCCCGTATAAGTAGATGCTCTACACGTTCACCGCCGACCGGCCCGTGGTGGCCGGCGAAGGGCACAAGCTCGCAAGCTGGCATCTCTCCGCGTCCACCGCGACGATCGTGGAGTTCTGCAACGGCGATGCGTCGGCGCCGATGTTCCAAGTCCAGGTTCCGGTCACGGGCTCGGCGTCACAGGCGTACCCGAAGCCGCTCCACTTCCCGCGCGGCCTGCACGTCGAGATCGTGAGCGGCGGCTTTACCCGCGGGGCGATCGACCTCATCTAACCCAAGGAGAAGACGACCTATGGGCAACTGCACAGCCGTCATCAAGAAGAAGAATGTCCGGCCCTACGGGCGTTCGACCATCGTCCAGATCAGCCTCTCGTCGTCCTACGCGACGAACGGCGACACGGTGCCGCTCGCCATCCTCGGCATCGGCAACCGGCTGAGCGCGCTGCTCGGCGTCGGCGTCACCACGCCGGCCGGCCACGCGGTCGAATACATCCCGGCGGCGAACGAATACACAGCGCCGAAGCTGCGCGTTCGGGACGTGGCATCTGGCGCGGAAATCTCGAACGCGACGAACCTCTCGGCGCAGAGCATCGTGGTCGAGGCGATCGCCTCGCCGTACAAGTAACACGAGGAGCAGGAGGAGAAACAATGGACACCGAGTTCACAGACGATCCACGCGAGACCGATCCCGATCCGGGCGACGTTACCGACGCGCCCGAGACCGACGCGCCGGCGTTCGACTACGACGCGCCCGAGTTCCAGGATGCGGTCGCTCGCGCGGCCTCCGAGCAGATCGGCTCCATGCTCGAGCAGGCGGGCCAATACGACGAGCAGGACGATCCGTCCGCGGAAGGGATCGACCCGGCCTTCCTACAACTGATCGACCAGCGATTCGACAAGCGGATCGACCAGCGTTTCTCGCAGATCGAGCCGACCGTCGAAGCGTTCCGGGAGCATCAGAACCAGCAGACGATCGATGGGTTCATCGGACAAGTCCCGGCGATCTCGGAAGCTCAGGCCTTGCTGCCCGAGGACTCCGAGGTACAGGCCGAAAACCTCACCCGCCAGATCGCCTTCGCACTCGTGCCCGAGCTCGAGGAGCGGTTCGGGCAGGGATCTCAGCGCGCCGTACAGGCCGCGCTGCGCCAGGCCGGCGACATCGTGCATGGCGCAATCAAGACCGCGCACCAGGCCGGCTACCAGGCTCGCAACGCCGAGCTCGGCAGGCTCTCCGGCGCTCCGCCGCCCGGCCCTCCGTCAGCCGAAGGCGTGTCGCTCCGCGAGGAGCCCGAGTCAATCATGGCGGCAACCGACGCCTGGTCCGCACGTAACGGTCTCAGGTAAACCCCGAAAGGAGACACGCACACATGGCTGACCAGCTCACAACTGGCTGGACTGACCTCCTGTACGAGCTCCGAGGGCCACTACAGAAGGCCTATCCAAAAGGCCGTGTGCTGCTCACGGAGCTACAGCGCGACACGTCGCGCAAGAACTTCTCGGGCAACCAAGTCCGAGTGCCGATCTTCGCCGCGCCCTTGCAGGGCACGCACATGCTGGCGGAGGGTGGCAACGTCACCATCCCGCAGGTCGACGACACGAGCCAGGCGCACATCCGCATGGCGCACCAGGCGCTCCCGGTCTCGATCTCCCCGGAGCTGATGAAGCAGACCGAGGACAACTCGGCTGCGAAGGCCGTCGCGTCGAAGGCTCAGCGGGCGAACGAGTCGATGGCCCGGACCGCGAACGAGCAGCTCAACGGCGAAGGCACGGGCAAGCTCGCCGATGTCTCCGGCGGCGGCACGTCGCTGACTGCGACTCTCGATCCCGGAGCTGCTCGCCGGCAGCTCTACAAGGGTCGCATCGTCGACGTAATCGAGCCGGCCACGGGCTCCCCTGTCACGCAGGGGCTCAAGCGCAAGATCGACTCCGTGACGCTGGCGGCGGACGGCACGGTGGCGACTGTCACGTTCCTGACCGGCGCCTTCGGCGGCGGCTCGGGCTCGCTGACGTTCACGGCCACCTGCGCGATCTACATCCAGGACTCCGTGGCGGCCGGCCCAATCTTCAACGCGGGCCAGGGCTTGCAGCAGATCGGCGCCGTCACCGGAACCTTCGAGGACATCGCGAAGGGGCCGAACGAGTGGTGGCAGGGAACGGACGGACGCAACGGTCTCACGTCGGCGGCCGACCCGGATCTCTCCATCCTCGACGCCGGGATCTTGACCCTCGGCGAGCGCACCGACCTCGAGAACGTCGACTTCATCGTCGGCGATCCCGGAGTCATCCTTCTGTATCAGTCGAGCTTCTACAACCAAATGAGGTTTGCTCCCACGCGGGGCAAGCTGGACACCGGGTTCGAGGGGCCGACGTACAACGGGATGACCCTGATCGGAGACTTCGATCACCAGCGCGGAGCCCTCACCGGCGTCACGAAGGAAGTCCTGCAGATGTACGGCTACACGAAGGGTCCCGATTGGGACGAGCTCACCGGCTCTATGTGGCAGCGGTTCGGCACGGCGACGAGCCGCTCGCGAAACGTAGAGGCATGGTTGGTTGACGATTGGCAGCTCGGAGCTCACGAGTGTCGCCAGATCGTCCGCTGGCAGAACCTCAACCGGGCGAGCTAGCCGAAAGAAGCTCCTCCAAAAGTGGCCGGCGGGTTTCGGCTCCCCGCCGGCCACTTCCTCGGAGCCCTGGGGTGGCTGGCCTCTACGTCGTTGAGCAGGCGGCCGACTTCCGTGCAATTGACGCAGAGCTCGGTCGCATTGACTCTCGGCTCTTTCTGAGCTGGGAGCTCGAGCGCGGGAAGAAGCTCTACCGCGTTCTCTATGAGCGCGGCGATCTTCCGCCGCTGACTCTTTGCGACTGGCGCGACGAGCGCGGCGAGCCGTTGCCGCTCTCCTCGGGCCTGATCGAGCGGGTCAAGTCTCAGCGCCCGCGCGGCGGCCCGGAGTTCCCTGACTACGCGCGCCTGAACGAGGAACGGGCCGAGAAGGAACGGGTCGAGCTCGGGGAGGCGATGCAGGACATCGCGGCCGACATTGAGCCGCGGATCGCCGGCAGGCGCCTACCACTCTTTCACCGCGGCATCCATCTGCGGCGTGCGCGGAGGGGGGGTTAGGGCCAGTGACCTACCTCGAGATGCAGAACGCCGTGCTCGAGCGGTTCGCCGAGAACGACCGGCCGAACGTCAAGCGTTGGCTCAACCTCGCCGGCGCGTTGATTTGGGACTCCGCCTCGTGGACGTTCAAAAAGGGTGAGGCGACCCTGACTTCGACCGTGGGTGACAACAACCTAACCGGGGAGCCTTCTGACCTAGGCGCCGTCGTCGGCATCTGGACGATCCGAGGCGAGAGGCTGGCCTACTACGCACCCGCGGCGTTCCACGATTTCTACAGGGAGTCTCTCGCTACGGGAGTGCAGGCAAGCCCCGAGTCGTACACAGTCTCAAGCGTCGGTCTCCAAGTCGGGCCTCTGGCGGCGGCGAACGAGAATCTGTTTCTGCTCTACGAGAAGCACTACACAAATCTGTCGGGCGACTCCGATGTTTCCGCCATTCCGCCGGCCTACCACTGGGTCCAGGTCGCGGCCGCGATGTCGATCGGGCAGTCGAACCAGCAGGATCCCACGGGCTCCTTGCAGGACAACGTGGTGGCGCAGGGGATCGCTTCGATGCGCCGGGAGTACCTCGTCGCTGTCAAGGACGCGCCGGAGTTTTGGGGAGCGACCTATGCCGGCGGGTAAGCTCGAGAAGCGCGAGTTCCACGACTTCGCCGGCGGCCTGAACCTGATCGCCGAGGCGACCGAGCTCGCCCCGAACGAGTCGCCTGACATGCTCAACATGATCTTGACGGAGCGGGGTGCGGCTGTGAAGCGGCTCGGCAACGAAGCGGAAGCGCAGGGCTCGCTCAACAACGCCGCGCCGGCCAATCTCGGGTGGTCGAACTTCCTCGGGCAGTTCCTCCTGCAGACTGGCACGAAACTGTGGCGGCGGACAGCAATTGGAACCTGGACGGAGATCACTAGGACTGGGCCAGTGGACGCGTTCCCTTCTGCCGCCCGTAGAACGATTGCGGACTTTCGCGACGGAACTGCCGATGCGGTCGTGTTTATTTCAGCCGTAGGGTCAGAAGGAGTGCAGACCTATACTGGGTCTGGCAGTATCACTGCCGCCGTTGCTGGCCCTGCAACCTTCGGTGCAGTCTGGCAGAACAGGTTTTGGACGGGCTCCGGCGTCTCCTCGATCCTGGGCTTCTCGAACCCCGCGGTCGGCAACGCCTACCCCAACTCGGTCAACATCCGGGACAAGGACACGGCGTTTCTGAGGGCAGCCATCGCTGCGCCGATCGGGAACCTGCTCGTCTTCAAAGACCACTCCACCTACAGGATCAACGACTCGAACACGGGCTCGTACACGACGATCGACGCGAACCACGGAGCATCCGGCCCGCTGGCGGTCAACTCGCTCAAAGGGATCGTCTGTTGCGTGAACGAGGAGGGCATCTGGATCACAGACGGCAACAACGCGCTCGAGGAGGCGTCGGCGAAGATCCGGCCGCTCTTTGGCCCGACGATGCTCAACCTCGCGCTCCGGGACGGGTGGACGGTCGGCATCACGAATGACACGTTCCTGATCTCACTCTCTCGCGTGGGCTCGAGCGTGAACGATCTGACGATCGAGTTCGATCCGGTCGCCGGCTGGATGGTTCCCCACTCCTACGGCGCCGTCGCGTTCGCCCGCTCCGAGGGCGCGATCGAGGAGACCTTCCTCGCGCACACGGCTGCGGTCGGCTCGAAGGCGCAGATCCGCAAAGTGCAGAAGGGCGGCTCGGACGGAGGGGCCGCGATCGCCGCTCATTTCCGCGGCCACTGGATTCGACCGGAGCGGGACGTGCTGGCGCAGCTCCGCAGGACGAAGGTCACGGCGCGCGGCGACTTCGACTTCTACATCTCCAAGGACTTCCAGCGTGGCGACGGCGCCGTTCGCTCGGTCTCTGTCGGTGGGACGCCGATCTTCTATGGCGGCGGCGTTCCGGGGGAGTACGGCCCGGCCGGCGGCTACGGGTACGTGGATCTCTACTCGTGGGGGCCGGTGCGGTCGGCCTCGTTCCTCGTCCGGGAGAGTTCGACGATCTCATTCAACAAGCCGACTATCGTCGGCGCCGGCCAGGAGGAGGAGGGCGCGTTCTCCCTCTACGGCGTGCGCTACGACTTCATCCCGCTGGGGGATGCCTGATGCCCGCGCTCAACCTCCCGCGCGTCAAGCAGGCACAGGCCATCTCCGGCGACACGCTTATCAACCTGCCGGCGGCGGCCCTCGAGGCGCTCGTCAACGGCACGCTCGACGACGCCAACCTCGCCGCTAACGCTCCCGTCAAGTTGGTAACGACCCTTGCGGGGGAACCTGCCAGGGCGGGGGCTACCCGCCTGCTCCAAGCGGGTTCATCTCGGCTGCTCGTTACCTATGACGCGACGATCGGCAAGTACGTTTCGGACCCGCAGTTCTTCGTGAGCCAGCACGAGGCGACCTCCACCATTTCGGCGAGCCCCGTAGCTATGAGCGCGGCCGTCATGCCCAAGGTCTTCATCCCCGACTTCAAAGCTTTCTACGACGCGGGGCTGCGGCCGATGGTGGCGGGGATCAGCAAGATCGACCCTTCGGGCGCCGTCACCGGCTCAATCCGAGTGGAGTTCTTCGAGTTCGCCGCCAACGATACGGTGGGGAGCTCCGTAGGCGTCGGCCCGGCCCTGACTCACAACACGGACACCGCAACCTACAAGTCTGTCGATTGGTCTTTCGTCGCCATCTCTCCTGCCCCGACTGATGCCCACGCCTACATGGAGGTTCAAATCAGCGTGACCTCCACGGGCTGTGGGTTCTCGGATTCGTACTTTGAAATGCGATGGAGGCAGAATTGACCGCTCTCGCGATCACCCGCAGGAACGCGAACCCCTATTTGCCGGTGGAGTCCGATGAAGCCACGATGCACTCGGAGATCGAGGCTGTGGTGAACGGGAACCTGGACAAAAGCAACTTCTCCCCCGTCACCGCCGTTCCCGTGACTTCGCTGGTGGGCCTTGCGGTCCGCAAGGGCAAGGTCGCGGCACTGAGAGTGAACATGAACGGCCCGGCCAACTATCAGACGATCCGGTTCATCTACGACGACGTGCTCGGGAAGTGGGTATCGGCTCCGGTCCTTTGGTTCCACCAGCAGGCCGACCTCTCAGTCACGAACACGAGCTACGTCGACGTTCCGGCCAACACGGAGATCAACGAGGCTTGGCTCACAAACAACGCCTCTCTCTACAACGCGGGCGTCAGGCCGCAGGTCTGGATCGGCGCGAAGCTGACCGGGCCGGCAGGGGGCACTACCAAGGTCCGGGTGCGGATCGTAGAGATTCCCGCTGGCGCCGGGTTCGGCAATACGACGTACCTCGAGCCGGGGATTACTCACAACAACACCACCCCGACCTACAAGATTTCGGACTGGCACACCTGCGACATCCAGACCGTCCCGACCGATACGGGAGGCTCGGCGATCTTCGTGGTTGATGTCGCCGTCACTACCGGCACCGGCACTGTCAGCCAGCTCAACGCCTATCTCAGGTGGGTCAGTGCCTAGCCTTACCGTCGACGATCCGACCACGGGTGAGGAAGTCCTCGCGGACGACGTAAACAACCGCCGAGCTCAGATCGAAACGGTGGTCAATTCCCTGGACGATACGAATCTCGCGGCCGACTTCCCCACGGTGACGGGAACCACGATCGCGGGGCTGTCGCCGGACGAGGGCCGGCTGGGGCTCATCCGGCTGGGCTCTACTCCCTTCCAGATCGCTCAGCTCACGAACAGGGATCACGTCCAGAGTGGGGTAGTCAAGCCCGATCTATTCATCTCGGACTGGAAGCCTCTGATCTTCCAGCACGAGGTACTCACGTATCACGTCGCGGACAACAGCAGGGATTGGTCGGTCAGCGCGGGTTTCCCCGTGACGACTATGCCTAACGGGTTCATCCCGAACGCCAAGGCGTATTTCGACGCGGGCTTCCACTTGCTGCTTCACGCCGGCGGCCTGATGACCGTTTCTGCCAATCTCGGCATCAACTCCTCCCTGTTGGAGTTCCGGCTCAATTTTCAGAACGTAGACAGCGGCGATACCGCCCTAACGTCGATTGCCACCACCACCATTCAGGCGCTCAACTACAGCGGCGGGCTCGGGACTTCGTTCTACTGGATTGGCTTCTCTAAGCACGCGCCGGCTATGACCAAGGCTCACCTAGTCGTCACGCCGCGGAGCTACCACGAAATCCATATGACCGTCGACCCGTCCGTCCGAGATGTGTTTTGGGATCGCCATTCCGTCCATTACGCCTGGATCACGGCCTTCTCCTAATGCCACTCCCTCGTCCTTCCAGCGCCGACCCGAAGAAGCTCTATCAATGGGCTACGCAATTCGTTCAGGCTATGGAGACTGGCAAGTCGATCATTCTGCCTCTTGCGTTGATCGATACACAGACTCTCCTAGCCGCCGCTGCCTCAGTCACGTTCCAGGTTCCGCAGGACTTTTCCCATTTGTTTCTGATTGCGAACCAGGAGAGTTCCAGTGGGGCCACGGGATCATGTTGGAGGGCTAACGGAGATTCAGGCACCGGCTATTTTTGGGAGGAAATTGATGGTATTGGGGCGGGGGTTAATGCAGGGGGCGCTGCGTCTGTTACGTCAGCGAGATTCTCTGTTGCCTGGGGCGTAGGGAACCCTTCGGCTTCTTTTACGGTCTTCCCCGCATACAGGGTCCCTCTATTGAAACGCTCCCTAAGCGTGATGACAGGCTATGACGGGGCAAACCTCAACACAAGGGTTTTAGGCTCGTTGTGGCAAAGCACGGCCCCGATTACCTCTCTTACTCTTTTGCAGGATACAGGTGTGAACTTTGTAGCGAATTCGACATTCTCCCTCTACGGTCTGAGGTAAAGAGATGGCCTACGACGAACCGACACCACAGGGCGGCCGCAGGCCAGCTCGCCGCCCGCCCGCCCGCCGAGGCGGCATCGCCGGCGCACTGCGCGGAGTCGCCCCGCCGGCCGATACTGTCGGCGTGCTTCGTGGCGCGATGGGCCTCGAAGGCGACCAGCCGGGCGTCAATCCCTTCGACTTCTCTACCGACCCGATCCTGCAGCGGATCGCCGCGCTACAGACCATGCGCCGGCAGGACGCGCAGGCCGAGGCAACACGGCTCCGCTCGGAGCTCGACATCGAGTTCGGCTTCGGTGCCGCCGGCGACACTAACCCGTTCTCGGTCCGCGCCAAGCTCGCCGAGCAGGAGCAAAAGGCGCCCGGCAAACTCGACGAGTCGCTCAACCCGAGCAACCTTTTCTACTCGTCGACGCGCGATACCCGGCAGGCCGATCTCTCCAAGTCACTCCTCGAGGCGCGCGCGAGCGCCGAGGGCGCCTACCGCAAGCGGGGCAGTGACATCGAGGGCGGGCTCCGCTCCGCACTTCTGAACGCCGACGAGGAGGACGCGCGCGCGCGCGAGGACGCGGCCGAGCGGTTGCGGGAACGGCTCGGCGATCTCCCGGTCACAGCAGCGGCTCGCGCGCAGCCGGGAGGGATCAGGGCGGCACTTAGGACGATCCGGCCGCAGCCTCCACGTCGACCTCCGCAGCGTCGGCCAGGATTGAGGGAGCAGTAATGCCACGTCCACGCCGCAGGCGCCCGCCAGTCATCCGCGATCCGCTTCTGCCGCTCGGGCCGAAGACGATCCGCGCGCAGATCAGTAAGGACACGCTCGCCTACACGAACCCGCTCGCGGCCGAGCTGACGCGATCGCTCAACGCTCGAGCGGCCGCCGGCGCGCGCAACATCGCCGGCGTTAGCGATGAGCTCGCCCGCAGCCTGATGTCATACCAGGGGCAGGTCGGCGGGATCTACGACCGCTCGATCGGCCAGCAATCCGCGCTCAACACTCAAGTCGCGGACCGGCTCGCCGCGGCCGGCCAGGGGGCCGCCGACACGCTTCGGGCTCGGCTCGCTCAGAGCGGAGGAAACCCCGGTCTCGCCGATGCGCTTGCCAAGACGGGGCAGGGGGCGTCGGCCGCGGGCTTCGCAACCGGCGCAGCCGAGATCGGTCAGCTCACGTCGAACCGCGCATCCGGCGAGCAATACGCATCTGCGCTCCCCGGCATCGCGAAGCTCAGTGGCTTGCAGGGCATCCGCGAGCTGCAGGCCCGGAAGATGCAGGAGCTCGACGAGGGGATGGCTGACATCCGATCGCGCGGGCTCGCGTTCGGCGCTCAGGCCGCCGGCGAAGCGCGCACGCGCGAATTCAACAAGGCCGTCGCCATGCGCGGCTACGGGCTCGACGAGGCGAAGATCATCGCGGGGCAGCAGAAGGTTCAGACGCAACAGGCGGCGGCGACACGGCGGACTCAAATCCAGCAGCGCAACGCGAACCAGCGGGCGGCGAACCAGCAGGCGGCACAGACCGAGCGCACGCAGATCCAGCAGCGCAACGCCAACAAGCGAGCGACGGAGCGGGCAGCGCAGACGGGCAGCCAGGTCGATATGGCGCAGTCGCGAGCTCGCGGGTACTACGTCGACAAGCACGGCCGGCCGATCCTCTCGAAGCAAGGCGGCCGGATGTGGCTTCCGCTCCGCTCGAGGGACGTTTACAAGAACAAGAAGGCTCCCAAGAAGGACGAGAAGAAGACCGAGTCGGCGTCCGGCCTCAACCCTGACGGGTAGCCGATGCCACGCAAGAAGCCGGTCTACGCGATCCCGACCGTCACGGCGCACGGGCGGACGGTCTACGCACCGCCGAAGAAGAAAAAGCCCCGTGCGGTCCGGACCGCGAAAAAGCGGTCCGGACCGCAAACGGAACTTCCGAAGTCCGTAAAGCTCGGGCCGGCCGACTCCGGGCGCGAGAAACGGCGCGACCAGGCGGCATCGACTCAGCGGCGGACGGCCGTCGCGAAGCGCAACGAGCGCGAGCTCCGCGAGCACGGCTTCGCCGGCGCATCGCAGCGCGAGATGGGCCGCCGGCAGGCCGCGGTCGCTCGCCAGAACGTGCGCGGGCCGAAGGCGACGAAGGGGCCGAAGTTCAAGCCGCCGACGCGCAAGGAAGCCGAGGCGACCCGGAAGCGCGGGCTCGAGATGGCGCTCGAGCAGTCGGGCGTCTTCGACATCGCCGAGAAGGCGAGCCGTGTCTACGGCGACAAGTCTCCTCAGGGCAGGGTGTTCTCGATGCTCGCCGGGCCGGCAGGTGAGCTCGGCGCGAGGGACAAGGCTCTCTACGCCGCGACTGCGTTCCCGCTCTTTCGACCGATCCGCGGGGCGAAGGCAGCCGTGGCCGGCCTCGGGGCTCTGCGCGCAGGGCTCGGACGGGGCGGAGCTCGAGCGGCCGCTGAGGCTGCGTACAAGACACCGACGCTGGCGAAGGGGGCGCGGAAGATCGCGGGCGCCGGCGCGGCGAAGATTTCGCGCGCTGCTCCGCCCGTCGCGGCGAAGGCGGCCGAGAAGGTCGATCTCCCTACCGCGAAGCTCGATCTCGAAGCTTCGAGCCAGCGGCTCGCGGAGCTCGACAAGGAGTACGAGAAGCGGGTCGCTCAGACGATGCCGATGTTCAAACCGGATCCGAAGTCCGTGCGGCTCGAGACCTCTTTTCGCAACGTGCGGCGTAATCGACTCAAGGGCGGCGTCCGGCACGGGAAGTTGAAGACCGTGAACGAGGAGGCGCGCCAGCAAGCCGAGGACGCGCTCGAGGCGTTCGCCGAGAAGATGCCCGCTCACCCCGTCGCGAAGATGGTGGCGGAGCGCAAGGCGCTGCGCGCGGCGGTCAACGCGCAGGCCGAGTCGGCGTTCGACTTGCCGGTTGCGAAGGCTGCAACGCAAGCAGCTCCGGCTCCGAAGATCGAGATCCCCGAAGCGGCTCAGCTCGCGCCGGAGACCAGGGTGCGCGAGGCGCTCGGGCCGGCGCGAGCTCGCCGAGCTGCTCAGCAGGGTCTCTACCGCGAGGAGCGCCAGACACGAGTCGCGAAGGCGGCAGGGGCCGAGCAGGCTGCCGGCGGCGGCGTGGCCGGCTATCGGGCGGCGGGGGCGGAGCTCCGCGGCGAGATGCCGAAGGTGCAGTTCGAGCACTTGCGCCAGGGCAAGCTGACGCAGGGTGATCTCGACCAGCTCTTTCGCACGGTCCAGGAACACCCCGACCTTCGGTTCTATGAGAAGCGGCGGGCGCAGGACGCGCTGCTCAATGCTTTCGAGCACGGCCGGACGCCGCAGAAGTCGCAGATCAAGCTGCTACGCACGGTCTTCGGAGAGGACGCCGAGGAGATCGCGCGGATGTCCAAGATGCAGCGGTTCGGGCAGGCCGCGATTCACGCGATCAACGCACCGCGATCGCTGATGGCTTCGTTTGACCTTTCGGCTCCGTTCCGGCAGGGGCTCGTGGCCGGCGCCGGACATCCGAAAATCTTCGCTAAGAACTTCCGGCCGATGATCCGCGCGGCCCGAAGCGAGAAGGCCTACCAGGGGATCATGGACGACCTCGCCTCGCGGCCGAACGCGGACATCTACCGCGAAAGCGGACTCAAGCTCACCGACCTCACCGACCTCTCGACGCGCGAGGAGCAGTTCGCCTCGAGCATCGCAGAGAAGCTTCCACCGGTACGGGCCTCGGCTCGAGGCTACGTCGGCTTCCTCAACAAGATGCGAGCGGATGTCTTCGACAGCCTGCTCGAGACCGCGCGGGCCGAGGGCGTCAACGTGGAGGACGGCAAGTTCCTGCGTGGGATCGCGAAGTACGTCAACTCCTCGACCGGGCGTGGCAGTCTCGGGCGGGCGGAGGAGTGGGCGCCGGCGCTGAACGCGATCTTCTTCTCGCCGCGGCTGATGGCCTCGAGGATCAACTTCCTCGATCCGACGTGGTACATCCGGCTCGAGCCCTACGCGCGCAAGCAGGCGCTCAAGTCGATGCTTCGGCTGATGAGCGCGGCGTCCGTCGTCCTCGGGCTCGGCGCCTACGCCGGCGCGAAGGTCAACCTCGATCCGCGCAACGCCGACTTCGCGAAGCTCAAGCTCGGCAACACACGACTCGACCTGCTCGGCGGATTCCAACAGTACGTCCGGCTCGTCGGACAGCTCACAAGCGGCCAGATCGTCAGTTCGTCAACCGGGGAGATCATGAACCTCGGGCCAGGCCTCGGCGAGCTGAGCCGGAAGGACATCGCCGAGCGGTTCGCAGTCAGCAAGTTCGCTCCGCCGCCCTCGTTCGTCTACGACTTCTTCAAGGGCACCGACTTCACCGGCAAGCCGTTCGAGATCAAGAAGGCGATGCTGCAACGAATCACGCCATTTATTGCGCAAGACGTGGCCGACCTCTACCGCGACACGGGCAGCGTCCCGCTGTCGGTCGGTGGCGCCGGGCTCATCGGCTTCGGCTTCGGGATGCAGACGTACTCGAATCAGAGCAAGCTGGCGAAGGTCAAGACCAAGCACGACGAGTACGGCGAGCTGATGGCCGAGGGGATCAGAAAGACGGGGCTCGGGAAGGGTCTGACGCCGCAGCTCACTAAGGCGCTCGAGGTTCGCACCGCCCGCTATGAGAACCGGCAGAAGATGGGCGCGGACGATACGCGCGAGCGGTTCGAGGCGGACGTGATTTTCCTCCGCGATCGCAAGGTCATTCCCAAGGCCGCGGCAACGAAGGCGATCGAGTGGGCGCATCACACGGAGCGCGACTACCTCGTCGAGCGCGAGCTCCGCCACCTGTCCGATTGGTACTTCGACGACCTCTACGGTGACGCGCTCGCCGAGGCGAAGCAGATCCTTCGCGACAAGGGCTACGACCTGCCGACCCTCCCGCGCTGATGTCGACGTACACATCCGAGCAGCGAAAGAACATCTCGCTCGCTCGCCGGCTCGCGCGCGGCGGTTCGGTGATCGTGCTCAAGGCGCTGCTCGAGGCGATGGCCGTCGAAGCCAACTTCCGCAACGTCAACTACGGCGACCGCGATTCGGAGGGAGTCCTACAACAGCGGCCCTCGCAGGGATGGGGGCCGGCGTCCGAGTCGGCGGCCACGGACATCCGCCAGTTCCTCGCTCACGCTCGAGCTCTTACAGCCAAGGGCTTCCGCGGTACTCCCGGCCAGCTCGCGCAGGCCGTCCAGCGTTCGGCGTTCCCCGGCCGCTACGACGAGCGCGCAAGTGAGGTTCAGAAGCTCCTGCGAGGCGCTGCAGGAGCTCCGAGCGCCGGGGGTATCCCGCCTAGCGCAGCACCCGTTCAGGACGGCACGCAGTCAAATAGCGTCTATATCAAGCCTCCTGACACGAGTCGCGCGTTCGCGACGGCGTTTCTAGACCCGAAGCGGAACCCGAACGACCCGCAGGCGTTGATGAAGCTGATCGCGGGAGCTCCGTCGATGCAGCGCGGTACAGTGGTGCCATCTGCCGCACCGCAGATCGACCCGGCCCGTCAGCCCGATGCTGGCGGGCCGGTCGCGTTCGGCGGCTACGCCGGCAAGGTCATCGGAACCCCGTACCACGGCACGCACACACTCGGCGACTGGCAGTCCGACAACGCGATTGATCTAGCGATGCCGGTCGGGACTCCGATCCGAGCGCGCGTTGACGGCAGGATCGGCACGAAGATCGGCACGCTCGGCAAGAGCGGACGCTTCGCCGGCCAGCGCGTCTACGTCATCGGCGGCGGCGACGAGTTCTACTACGCGCACCTGTCGCGGCTCACGGTCAAGGCGGGCCAGCGCGTAAAAGCCGGCCAGATCATCGGCTACTCAGGATCGGCGAACGGCGTGGCGCACTTGCACTACGCTCGTCACCACGGCGATCCACGAAAGGATGAGAAACGATGAGCCCTGCACCGCGACCATTCCGAATCATCCCTTGCTCTGAGTGGCGAGCCAAGCCGGCCAAGGGCGCGATCGTCGCGGCCGGCAAGCCCAGCCAGGCGATCTTCCATCACACAGCCGGCCACGTTCCGAACTTCGAGCCGGGCGAAACGTATGCGGAGTCGTGCGCTTACGCGCGCGGCATCCAGAACTTCCATATGAACGACCGCGACTGGAACGATTCGGGCCACAACTTCCTCGTCACGCGCGGCGGCTACATCCTCGAGGGACGGCACGGCTCGGTCGCGGCCGTGATGCGCGGGGGGATGGTGGTTTCGGCCCATTGCCCCAAGCACAACAGCCAGCCGGGCGTAGAGATCGAACACAACGGCGCCGAGCCGATGACGCCGATCCAGCGCGAAGCGGCGATCTGGCTTTTCGCGTGGCTCTGTCGCGAGGGCAGCTTCGCAGCCACGCAGATTTTCCCGCACCGCCAGTTCTTCCCGACCGACTGCCCCGGCGTGCTCGCGAACGACCTGCCGAACTTCCGCCATGACGTGCAGGCGGCCCTCGAGCCCGACGCGCCGGCGCACGCGGTCTACGACGTGCGGGTCTTCAACAATGCCGGCGTGCGGATCAAGCGATGGGCGCGCACGACCGAGCCCGGCGTGATGCTGACCGAGTGGAACATCTCGGAGCACAAGCCGGCGCGGATCACGATCGACCGAGTGGATCTCTAGACGTGTGTCTGAGCCAGATGGACGACTGAGATGGGCCTGGTGGTTCGAGTGGGTAATCGCGCCCATGACAGGCCTGATTCTCGCGATCTACGGATCGCTGGGCGGGAACGTCCCGCCTCAGTTCATCCCGGTAATCGTGGGCCTCATCTGCTTCCCCTTCGCAAGAACCGTCGACCGACTGCGGCGGAACGGGTAGTCGGGATGCTGCGAAAACTCCTCGCCGCCAACCTGGGCGTGTCGATTCTGATTCTGGCCGTCGTCATCGCCATCTTCGTCGTCGGCTGGATTCACTGATGCCGCACAGGCAAGCGATGCGTTGGGCCTGGGAGCACCTAGCAGTCATCGCGCTCCTGCTCTCGGTCGTGGCGAACACCTATCTCTACTCGTCAACCCGGGACCTCGCAGCGGAGAATCAGAACCGGATCGCGGAGATTCAGCAGAGCCGCGTGGACTCCTGCCGCCGGACATATGAAGGCGTGAGGGAGATCTTCCGGCCCTTCCTCCAGCCGGGGCAGACGCCTCAGCAAGCGGCTAGTTGGGAGAAGTTCAATCAGAGCATCGACACGCTCAAGGCGAAGTGCAAGGCACAGACGAAACCGGAGGAAAACTGATGCGAGCACACGATCCCGAAGGCAACTTCCTCCAACGCAATCCCGCCGAAGTCGCGACTCCGCCGGCGATGGCGGCGGCCGTGCTGATCTGCAAGATGGCCGGCGTCACCGACATCGACACGATCGGCTACGTCGCGATCCTCGTCGCCTTCACGCCAACGGCGGTCAAGTTCCTTGTCGGGTTGCGCGCGTGAGATGTTCGGCTCCGCCAACGCTCACCGGCCTGCCTGTCCGTGTGAGCAGTGCTCGCCGCCGTACCGTCACGCCATCGACTACGGCATCCTCGACTGGCGGATCGGGGAGCTGCTCCGAGCCGGCTTCGACCTCGAGGACGCCGAGGCGCTCGCCGGCCGGATTGACATCGCCCTGCATGACGCGCTCAAGCTCGCCAAGGCGTGCGACCCACTGACCGCCACTCGGATTCTTCTGTGAGTCCCTACTGGCAGAGCGTTCTGTGGTGGGTCCCGATCCTCTGCGTCCCGCTCACCGCCGAGCTCCTTGCCGTCTTCTGGCCCGGCTGCCCGTGGAACACACTGAGCTGGACGATCTGGCAGACCTCGAGCCGCTGGGGAATCTTCGCGCTGCTCGTGGCCGGCGCGCTATTCGTCGGGATCATTCACTTCGCGTTCGCTCACTGGCCGAGCCGCAAAGCGTTCCCGCGCGAGTACGACGAGAAGTAAAACGGAGCGGCACCCCCGGTGCCCGAGGGAGCCGCTCCGTTTCCAGGGGTGCTTTTCTTACCCCTGCCAGGCGAATAGTTTTTTCACGGACACCAGGACCAAAACGGCAGACTCGACGGCCCGCCGTTCATCCATCCCCAACCATAGTTAGCGATGGTTCCCGGCGGGAACCCCTGTTGGGTCATTATCACGCACTTCCACCAGCGATAAGAACCATCCGCCATGTGGATGTATGCCCACCAGCCCCAATGGGCGTAATCGCAGTTGAAAGCACCGCCACCGCCACCAGGGTCTACGCTCATGTCGATGTTCGGGGTGGGTGCAGCCGCAGCGTCCTGTGGTGCTACTAGCTGGATGACGCTGCCCCAGGCGACGGCTTCCACGGACGATCCCCAGGCAACGGCGTCCCTGACCGCCGGCTCCGGGGTTGGTGCAAGTGCGCCGGCGCTGAATAGCGCCAGAGCCAGGGCCAGGATGATCGCGATGCGCTTCAACCTCTACCTCCTACTTCCTATTGCCTTCCGACCGTCACGGCCATTGTGCTTGAAAGTCACGACGCAGCTCGCGTCGACGGCCTGAGCCCAAAAGTGAACCTGCCCGCCAACCGCAGTCCAGTCGAGCGCGCTCGTGTAGAACGGCGGATCTCCGTTCCAGTAGTTCGTGTAGCGCGTAATCGGGATGACGGTCTTGAAACACTCGTCGAGCTCGTGTTCAACGTCCGTTACCCGTGACGCGGTAACGCCGATCGACTGGCGCATTGCCCCGTCGTTCGCGCGCAGCACGCGGACCTGCCTCTCGAGCTGGCCGATCCGGCTCCGTAGCGTTGTGCTCGTGTCGGAGCTCGAGATCGCGCTGCCGGCGTAGGTGCCGACGAGCGCGGCGATCAGTGCCGTGATGATGATGTAGTGCTTCATGCTTTCTCCTCCTGTGGAGACAATTAGTCGGGCGTCCCGCGCCCAGGGTTCGGGGGTGAGTAGGGAGATACCCGATGTGGCTTCTCCTCCTGTGGAGACTCGGCCAGGGTACGCATCGCCTCGTCTTTTAATTGACCCACGTGTGTGTAATCGGGGTCGGCAATAAGCTCCAGCGTCTTCCTTAGCCTCTCTACTTCCTCCTGGAGTTCACGCTCGCGCTCCACGTACCAGCAGGTTGATCCTTCTGGATAGATGTGGCTCACTTCTCCCCTTCGCTCTGACCGAAATTGGAGTTGCCCAGTCGTATTCGCAGGCCTCCACTTCACGGCTTCTTCTCCTGTGGGGACTCGGAACACACAGCCTCGGCTTCAAGAACCGGGTCGCCCAAGTCTCCGATGAGATAGCCGAGATCTCCACCATCCCATTCCGCGGGCACGGCTTCGATGAGATTCTGTACCCGCTGTGCCAAATTCCGGTGCGCCTCCCTCAGCCTCTCTACTCCCTCTCGAAGCTCCGCGTTGGTTCCGCGTTGCAATTGCAGTAGTTCTTCGTCGGCGAGAGTCTTTTGCCTCAGCCTCTCTATTTCCTCTCCACGCCGGAAAGCGCGACAAGCAGCCACGTCGTACCCGTCTTTCCATCTCTGGATTTCTCTCTTTAGCCTCTCTACTTCCTCCCGAAGCCGTGCATTCTCGGCTTGCGTAGCCTTCCGGTAAGGACAGACGCCACAGAGATTGTCCTTTTCCCACGCCTTGTTCAGCCTCTCTACTTCCTCGCGCAAATCTTTCGTTGCAAGCCGAAGGTTTCGCTTGAAGGTCTCTTGTTGCCTCTCTACTTCCTCTCGAAGCTCGCGAATCTCATCAGCCGCCTCTCTAAGCATTTGGGTAAGCAGCGAATTGCTGTGTCCGCGATCTTGGTCTACCGCATCGGCCATCTCGCGCATCAAGCCGAGATCACTGTTGGGTTGCTGTCTGCTCACCGACAGACCCACTCCCCGCCGCGGCCTCGAGCGTGCATCCAGGCGCCGGCTAGGACGTTCGCGAACGGATCGAAGATGTTGAAGCGGCCGTAGGGCGTTCCTCGCCACGTTGACGGGAGGAACTGGAAGACGCCTGACGCGTGCGAGTCCTCGTTGTAGAAGTCGGTGAAGTTGACGGACTCGCAGCGGGCCTTGCGCTCGAGCGTGGAGCTCGAGTAGCCGTGCGCGATCGCCGCGAGTTGGAGCAAGTGCGGGTAGTCGAAGCCGTGCCGTGCCACGCGATCGAGATTCGCGATTCGCTTATTCAGAACGTGAATGAGCCGGCCGCGCTTTAGGTAGCCGAGGCGGTAATGCTTCCGGTGCTTCTGCGCCTTCGCCAGCCGATCGCGGAGCATCATGTTCTGGCCGGCGAGATAGCGGATCGTGTCGCGCGCGGCCACGAGCTCGGGCGATGGGGGGTCTTCCCCCGCGGTTGCCACGATGGCGACTGCGCCGGCACTACAGAGCAGGACGAGTAGCGCAAGTGCGACCTTCACTCCCCGCCGCCGCCGCCGCTGACCTGGAACTTCGGACGCTCGACCGGCTTCGCCACGTAGGCACTCAGCGAGCGGGTCGGGATGGCAACGTACTTCCCGGCGAGCTCGACGTTCTTCGCGACTGCCTCTCGCGCGCTTTTTGCTTCGAAGACGCCTACGGGCTGGTAGGCCTCGATCACGCCGGCTTGTTCGACTACTCGGAGTACGCCGTACATCGTCATTTCGGACCTTCCTTCCACTTGGCTTGCAGTTTGGCGAGACAGGACGGGAAACACTTGCCTAGCCGGACCTCAGACTTCTCGAGCAGCGAGCCGCATTTCGGACACCAGCGGCTCATCGCTTCTTCCGAATCACAGCGCCGAGCGTTCGCACGAGCGCCCGGCCGTGCTCCGTGCCGGGATCCTCGACAACGACTCGCCTCTCTGCGATCGCCTGGGCGAGGAGATGCGCCCATTCGTGCGCGAGCTCACCCGTTCCGACGTTGCCGCGGCCGACCTTGTGCGTGCGCGACTTCACCGCGTGCCTTTCCGGTATCGCCAGAGCACGCGAAGTGCCTTGATCCAGTCGCGCCGTCTGCGAATGGGCCAGCCAATCCAGTCGCCGTCTGTGAAGTCGAGCCGAACCATGCTGATCTTCTTCACCGCAGGATTTCCGCGATCCGGGCCATATCGGACGGGCGCCAGACGTAGACCTCGACTCTCGCGATCGCCACACGACGCAGATCCTCGAGCCATGCTTCCTGCTCGGCGCTCAGCTTGCCCTTGTCGGATTTGAGCTCTGCGAAGATCAGCCGCCCACGGCGAACGAGAACCTCGTCAGGGAACCCCGCTGGCGAGTGCTTCGCGAGCCAAGTGTGGTAACGCCGCCAGCCAAAGAGCTTGGCCGTGTCGCGGACATAGGTCGCAAGATCCTTCTCGTAGATCGGGAGGGTCTCGCTCAAAACCAAACCTCCACGCGCTCGATCTCGCGAGTCTCTCGAGCTCCGCCCTTCGTCGTCGTGTCATAGCCGGGCGGCGGGTTGTCCGTGCCCTTCGGGTCTTCGACGTAGCGCCCGCTGTGCGAGCCTCGGACCCAGCGCCAGCCGGTGATGCGCTTGCCGCTCGTGCCGTTCGGCTCGCGCTTGTGCTCGCCGCTCGCGAGCATGGTGGCAAAGAGCGCGCCCGGCGCATGGCCCTTGGCGAGCGCGTCCGTAGCGCATCGCTCGACGCCTTCGGGGTTCTCCTTCCACGCAGCGAGTGCGAGCGCGTGCTGGCCGGCGGTCAGATGGAGTGGCGCGAGCAGCTTCTCGGGCTCATTCACGCCGACAGCTCTCTCGCAAGCGCCTGCCGGACGACCTCCGTGCAGCTCACTCCCCGCCGGGCGGCCTCGCGAACGAGCGCCGTCTTCATGCGGGGCGTTATGTCGGTGCGCAGGCGGACGTAGCCCTCTTTGCCACTCCCGTTCTTGACCGGCGCGCACTGATCGCCCGGTAGCGGCTTCTGCGGCATCAGACGGGCCCTCGAGCCGTTCGCAGCTCGCCTATGAGCGTCTTCCAGAAGTTGTTACGCCGCCGCCGCTCGCGATCTTGCTCCTGCTCGGCTTCGCGTGCGAGCCGGCCGAAGACATAGCTCGTGTTCGTTCGCCAGTCGGTCAAGGCCTCGATGAGCTCGTCCTGCCGGGCGACCTTCTGAGCGAGCTGCTCCACGTCCTTCGTGAGCTGCTCGAGCGCGATCGCCCCTTTGATTACTGGGTCTCTCATCAGAACTGCACCGACGCGAGATCACCTTTGAGCGCGCGCCAGAGCTCGGCTAGCTCCTTCTCGTTCAGATCGTTCGAGTGCCGGCCGGGGTATAGCTGCCGGCCGATCGCGGCAATCCTCTGCGGCGGAATGAACTCGCTCGCAACCAGCCGGCGGAACTCCTCCGGGCTCAGGCTCTCGGGCAGTAGCTCGGCTTGCTCGCCGCTCTCGGAGGGGGAGTCACCTGATTGAGCGGCGAGGTTTTCCGCTGGTGACTCAGCCGAGCCTCTATCGGCCATCCCCTCCGACAACGGTGGCTCAGGCTCCGCCGCAGGGGAGCCCGAGCCTCGAGCCCATTCTCCGAGCAGCCGGCCTGTCTCCTCGCTGATCTCGCGATCGAGAGGGACGAACGGCTTGTGCTGCTCCTGCAGCTTGATCGGCTGCGGGATGCCCGGCTTGTCGGCCGTGAGCAGGAACGAGATCGTCAGCTCGTAGGGGAGCGACTTCTCCGCGATCGGGACCCAGCCATCGAGTCCGACGAGGGACGCCTTCGGAACGACTTGCCACTTGCCCTTGTCGTCCTTCCGCATTTCCACCTTCTGCTCGGCGCGGAAGCAGAGGATCAAGTGGGAGCGGAGCTGCAAGAGCTCCTGGACCCAATCCTTGTGTGCCATCTTCGGCTTGATCCAGGCGCGCAGATTCGCGTTCTCTCCGCCGCCCATCCTCTCGAGCTCCTCCTGGTGCCAGTCGAGTAGGCCGCCGTCGCCGGCGTGCTCGTGGCTCACGGAGTCGACGAGGATCACGGGGAAGCCCGCGGCGTCGGCCGCTTTGATCGCCGCTCCGTACCGCTCCGGCCGGAACGGTGGGGCCAGCGGCTCGTAGCCGAACTCGAACATATCCGCGTAGTGCAGCGCGCGGCCAGCCTCCGTGTCGATCACGGCGAACTTCTTTCCGCCGGCCAGACCCTTCGCCAGCCGCATCGCGCTCATCGTCTTGCCGGAGCCCGTCCCGCCGGCCACGCCGATCAGTAGCGGGACGTTCTCACGCTTGCCGGGTCTGAACTCGAAGCTCATGCTTCCTCCTCCACCACTGCCGCGATCAGCGCGCGCTCCGCAGGAACCTCGAGCTCAGCGATCACCTGCTCGGCGTGCGCTAGGACTTCCTCGGGGATGTCCAGCGCGATCGCAAACGCGACTGTCGGAAGTGCCCGCTCGTTGTAGCCGGGCGAGCCGACCATGAGCGGAGCGTAATTCGGAGTGATCGTCGCCGCGACCTTCGGACCGCGCGGGCCACGCGCCACGCGCAGATAGACCTTCGCTTTCATGCCGCCTCCCTCTTTCGTGCCCATGCCAGCTTCGAGCGCAGCGAGCGAACCTCGCGCTCGAGCGCGTCGATACGGCGCTGCTTGCTGTCTCTCAGCCATTGAGTCTGTTCAAGCTGCTGCTTTAGCTGGCGGATCTCGCGCTCCTTGGCTGTCTCCTGGGGGTAGTAGTTGACGTGCCCATTCGGGCAGTAGAAGCTCCCGTGATCCTCGAGCCGGGCGCGTTTCACTTCGATCGGCAGGCAGAACTCGATGCCACAGTTGGCGCAGTGGATATGGGTCGCGTAGCTCATACCTTCTCCCTTTCCTCTCGCTCGAGCCAACGTTGCTCCTCGTAGGCGGGGAGCTCGGCGTAGCAGACCTTCGTCGGGTAGGCCGGCCACTCGTCACGCTCGAGGCACTCGCGCCACTTCGAGATGGCGTATTCGACCTTGGACTCCGCGATCTCGAGGGCCGCCGGCCCGAGCGATACGACGCTCAGCGCGTAGGGCGGTGCTGTCTCCTGGACGACGAACCGGAACGCCGACAGATCCGTCCATCCTGGGTGCTGCCCCACGGCTCGGAGCCCGCGCAGATAGAACGCCGCTTGCACGTCGGAGCCGATCGCGTACAGGGTCCGCGTCCACTTCTCCGGGTTCGCGCTCGCGCTCGTCGTCTTCAAGTCGTCAATCGCGGCGTGGTCGTCGCGCAGCCAGTCGAGTAGCGCGCGACACGTCACCCCGTCCTCCTCCCAAATCAACGTCTGCTCAGCGCGGCCGTCCTTGAATAGCGGCGGGTCGGCTTCGATCTGCTCGAGTTGCCCGCGCGTGGCCTGCATCATGGCTGCGACCTCCTCGGCCTGATGCGCGAGTAGCGGCGTCTTCCCTTCCTCGTAGGCCTGATCGCGCTGCTCCTTCGCCGCGTTCGTGCGCCAGCTATCGGCGTGCACGAGCACAACGGCCTCCTCCGGGTCGCGCTCCTCGAGGAGTAGCGCGTGCGCCACGTTACCGATGTCGAACTTCGCATCGTGGATGGGTTCGTAAGCCGGGTTTAGCTTCGGGTGCGCCGTCCATGCGTGCCGCGGCGAGCTCGTAACGAGTAGGTGCGCGATGCTCGAGGACAAGGACGGCTGCTCGCACGGGTCGGCGTGGTAGGCGGCGGCCGCCATCGTGAAGATTCCGGTGGGCTCGCTCATCGCTCGAGTACGGGCCGAAGTGATTTCTGCGGAACGAAATACGCCGGCGGGCGACCGTTCGGAGAACGGAGCCATTCTTCGCGCTTGGCTTCCCGGCCAAAACACCAGCCGATGACGTGGAACGTCGGGAACTCTCCGACTACAAGCACCCACGGCTTATCCTCGTGGCCTTCGGTCGGCCGGACGAGTAGGTGGCCGTGGGGGAGTTTGCTCGTGCGTACCTGAATGTGTCCTACGTCATCGTCGCTGTGATAGTCGCACCCGGCACCGGACCAATAGCGCCCGGTGCCCTTGGCGAAAGCAAGCTCGCCCAGGCATCCCTGCAAATGGAGATCGAACTGGCTCCCGCTATATCCGTACTTCGCGGCGTCGGCCCCCGCTGCCCGGCCCGCCGCATTGCGCTGCTCGGCAACAAATGTCGCGAGTGCGAGCTCTAGCTCCGTGAGCTGGACGATCACGCACCGACCTCGTGGTTACGGGTGTAGATCCCCGCGGGAGGCTCGATGCCGTTGTCTAGCTCGGCGCACTTCCTCGAGCAGTAGGGGTCGAGCTCGTAGTAGGCCCGTGGCACGCCTGCCTGCGGCTTCGGCGGGAGCTTGCCGGCTCGCTTGTTGCAGCGTCGGCGCTTGCACTTCACGCGCTCGCCTCCTGTGCCCGCCGTGATGTCAGATGCCAGCCGCCGCAGCTCGGGCATCGGTAGGCGCGAACCTCGTCGCGCTGCGACTTTCCGCGACTCGCTGCGCGGTCCGCCTCCGCGAGCGCGATCAGCGCGGCAATCCGGTCGCGGTAGCGGATCTTGTGGCAGCTCACGCGTTTCAAAACGGTTGGCCCTCGACATCGCGCTGTACTTGCTCGAGTGCGGCGATGTTGGCCTCGGTTTTGGCGATCCAGGCCTCGTCGACCGCGGCGGCAAACTCCTGCGCTACTCGAGCTTCGGCGAGATCGCCACACAGCACGCGATCGAGAACGCGCCGGCGGTCGGCCTTGATCTCCTCGAGCTCGTCGCGTAGCTCGTCGATCATCTCGCCTAGCTTGCGGCCGCGCTCCGCCCGCGCCACGTCGATAGATACGGGCGATGCGATCAGCCGGCCAGCGTCCCGTAGCTCGCGCTCGCTCATGCTTCCTTCTCCGTAGACATCGGGCGCGGGTCGGCGGCCCGTCCCGCGCCCGAACTTGTGCCGCTGGCGCTCGACGCGCCCCGCCCCCGAGCTACTTCCTGCCTCTGGCGCAGACGGACCGTCTGATCTGACGGGCTCGAGGATTGAGGCGCGTCCAGCGTCAGCTCGAGTGCTGCTCGTCTGTCCGCTTCGAAGGGTTCAAACCAATTCATCGCCGGCGAGCCCGCGCGATCAAGTCGAGATGCCGGCGGATCGCGATACGGAGCTCAGCCGCCACGCTGCGATCGTTGCGCTCGGCGAGCTCTGCGACCCTGGCGGCTTCCGCCGGCGGGAGATAGGTGGAGAGCTTCAATAGCCTCGCGTCCTTGGACATCCGCGGACTACACTAACCCGCCGCGGGCCGTCTGTCAAGAGCACCCCCCGGGGTCGCTTAGGGCCGGCGATCGCGGGCCACGCGCTGCTGGATCGCCTGGCGGCTGACTCCGGCCGCTCGTGCGAGCTCGGCGTAGCTGTGCCCCGCGGCGATCGCGGCGGACAGGGCCGCTCGGTAGTCGTCCTCCGAGCGCGCCCTGTCTAGCGCGGTGTTCCGCACGCGCAGTAGTGCGTGCTTCACGCGGCTACCTCGAGGGTCCAGCCTCGGTCTTCATGGTCGTCGAGAATCTCCGGGTGCTCGGCACTTAGGCTGCGTAGAAACTCACCGAGCGCGTCGGTCAGATCGCTTGTGTCCTCCTCGCGCTCGGGATAGATGATGATGCGAAGCTGTGCCATTGCTGCTCCTTCCTGGTAGCGCGGTATGCGATACCGGGCGGCCGCCGG